TAACCATCTCCCGGTTGCCAACGACTCGCTGACGGAACCAGGCACATCATCCGAACGGGTGTGCCTGGTCTTTTACTTTGAAGGGGAGAATCAATGTCGAAGAACACAAAGCTCGAGGAGCGAACACAACTCCTGGTGCAAATCAAGGAACTCAGAGCTGCTGGTAACAGCATCAGCCGCACCGCGCAGATCATGAAGATGACACGCGGGACAGTCCAGCGATGGATCAATGAAGAAAATCCAGACAGGCCAGTCAAGAAAATGGACCCTTACATCTCGCTCGATGAAAAGACCGCGATCGTGGTCAAGTGGGCCGAACTGATTGCAAGCGGTGAGACACGAAGCAATGCAGCTGCATCGGTTGGTTTTCCGACGATGATGCTCAACAGGTGGCTGATGTCAGAACCTGCACTGCGTGTAGAGTTCCAAGAATGTATCGGTAAGAAACAAAACAATACTGGTCGCAAATCATTCGAGTCAATCATGACAGATGTACGCGCAGGACGTCCTGTGTGGCGTGATGGCGCTCGTTTCAAGCTTCAGTTGGTCGATGCTGCACTTATGCGATACGAGCTTGATGGAGCGAACGTGTGGAGATGCAAGGGCTTCGCAACGTTATCAGGCAATGATGTCCTGGCGCGAGATTGGCTGGTAATGAAAAATGAAGTTTGAACACGTAATACAACACTTGATGCATGGCAAACCGATCACACGTGTGTGCTTTGATCACGATGTCTACATCCGATACTCCGACCTTTTCGAGGCATTCGTGATGCACACAGGGACAGAGTCTAAGACTCTACAAGGTCTCACACTGGACCCTGAGTCGCTGTTCGCGACTGACTGGATGTGGGGCGAAGATCACCCGGTCAAGGATGAGATCACATGGACACGGACAACATCGTAAAGAGCATCATGGCAAAACCATGGTCCAACACTTACCAGCTGCTCAAGGCCATCGGAGCGTCCAGCGACCAGGTCGATGAGGCATGGCGCGACTACCGTCGCAAGTACATGCGGAGTCAGCGCTGGCAGGACATTCGGACGAAGGCGCTCGAGCGATCGGGTAGAACATGCGAGCAGTGTGGCCGTCGACAGGAGGACGGCTACAAGCTCGATGTCCATCACATCACCTACATCAGACTCGGTGGTGAGCTGATGGAGGATGTCCAGGTGTTGTGCTACTTATGCCACGGGCAGCTGCACTACCGGCGCAGAGTGCGCCAGGATGAGCCAGAATAGAAGCATGGCACGTCCAATAGCACACGATGAAGAGACAATCGCAAGGGTCGAAGCTGCACTCGTAGCAGGTCAGACTCCGCTGGTTGTCTCTCGGCTTTATGGTTTACCAAGATCCACCGTCTATAAGATTCGCGGTCGGATGTCGATTGATGTCACCAATAGCCCGACAGTTAGTGACATGTCACAAACTGTAATGACACCGAAGGCGCCAGTGGTATCACTTGATGATCTGCTGGCTTCTGTCCTCGAGGACAATCTGAAGGCGCTTCAGGTCATCGCCAGGACAACGCAAAGCGAGAGATATGTTCATGGCCAATCAGCCGCACAGATTGCAGCTCTCTACGAAAAGATTGCAAACTTCTCGGTTCAACTTCTCTCCGCAGCCGCCGAAGGCCCAAACGAAGACTAGCGCGCAGACGGCTCTCTGTTATCTCGACTACCTTCGAGAGACTCTTCCGAATGGCTGGTCATTTACTGCTCGGCATCTCATCGCCATCGCTTCACACCTTGACGCTGTGGAGCGTGGTGAGATCGACAGACTCGCGATTCACATGCCGCCACGTCATGGCAAGACTGAGACAGTGACCGTGCGATATGGCGCCTATTGCATCGAGCGAGACCCGTCCGCGAACGTGTTGGTCACTGGCTACAATGAACGCATCGCGAGGCGCTTCTCAAGGAAGTCCAGACAGATCGTTTCGTCCAGGACAAAGCTCGCGAAGGACAACGCCGCACAGGATGAATGGTCATTACCGGAGGGCGGAACCTTCATGGCGCGTGGTGTCGGCTCACCTCCAACTGGTGTCGGCTTCAAGCGCATCATCATCGATGACCCGATTCGATCTCGAGAGGATGCAGAATCGTCTCTATACCGCGACAAGGCCTGGGACTGGTACACGGACGACCTCTACACGAGGCTCGAACCGAAGGGCGCTCTCATCATTGTCTCGACCAGGTGGCATCACGATGACATCACCGCTCGCGCAATCTCATCGGAACCACATCGATGGACAGTGCTGAACCTCCCGGCAATCGCGGAGGAGTCTGACCAGATCGGTCGAATGCCTGGCGAAGCTTTGTGGCCAGAACGCTACGACGTGAAGGAACTCGGACGCATCAAGGAGGTCATGGTCGCGAACTCCGGAGACTACGGCTGGAGTGCTCTCTACCAGCAACATCCGACACCACGCGAGGGAAGTTTCTTCAAGAGCGACCGGATCACCATCGAGCATGCGACACCGAACATCGCGAAAATGTCCCGCGCCTGGGACCTCGCAGCGACAGCTGGAAGTGGTGACTTCACTGTAGGTGTCAAAATGGGTCGTGACACGGATGGACGCATCTGGATCCTCGATGTCGTGCGTGGCCAGTATGACACCGACCAGCGCGATAAAGTTATAAAGCAGACAGCTGCTCTTGATGGTCGTGGCATCAGGATTCGATTACCGCAGGACCCGGGCCAGGCTGGCAAGAGTCAAGCGATGCACATGCTCCGGCTGTTGCATGGTAGTGCTGTGACAGTCCTGCCGGTGACAGGATCGAAGGATGTGCGCGCTGAACCGTTTGCGAGTCAGGTCGCTGGTGGCAATGTCTACATGGTCGCAGCTGACTGGAACCGTACACTACTCGATGAGATGCGAACGTTCCCGCTCGGTAAGAATGACGATATCGTCGATGCTTTGACTGACGCCTACGACGAGCTCGTCGGTCGTGGCGGTGGGTGGGGTGCAGTATAAGACATGATAAGGACACAATAGTCACATGGGACTCTTCGATCGCTTCATCGGCAAAGCCACTGCCGCGCCAAATGCACTCCTTCCGCCGCCGCTGATTCAGCGACAGACGTCCTATTTCACCGGCACTGGGAATGGCGACTTTTGGAGTCTCCTGACACGTAACCTTCCAGGCTCGAGTTTCAACTGGCGCAACCAGGCTGGCGATCTAATGCTGAACAGCATCGTTGCTATCGGCATGGACTGGTACATTCGCAACTGGAGCCAGGGTGTCCCTGTCGTCAGAAGACCGATGCCTGATGGCCAGATCGAGACAGTAGCAGATCACCCGATTCTGCAGCTGCTCGCACAGCCAACACCGAACGTGCCGCCATCATTGGTGTGGTCGTGGATTCTCCCTGACTACCAGCTGCTCGGAAACGCCTACTTCCGCAAGGTGCGCGTCTCTGGTCGTGTCGTTGGTCTGCAATACCTAGCGGCTGACATGATGAGACCTGTCGGTAACAAAGTAAATCCGCTCATCAAGTATCAGTACACGGTCGATGGCACGTCGTACGACATCGCGCTCGAGGACCTCATTCACATTCGGTATGGTCGAGATCCGCAGGACTCTCGCTTTGGACGCTCTCCTGTCACTTCTGTCCTTCGCGAGATCGCCACAGACAATGTCGCAGCGAGCGCCGCATTTGGGATGGTCCGCAACGGTGGCATGCCATCGATCATGGTCGGACCAGACTACAAGGGCGGTGTCGAGGACCTAAGCGAAGACGACGCACGTCAGACGAAGCGGAAACTACAGCAGGACTTCACTGGCGACAATGCCGGCAGCGTGTTGGTGATGACTGGACCATTCAAGGTCGAGCAGGTCAGCCACAAACCAAGTGAGATGGCGTTCGATGAGATCCGCCGCAAACCGGAGGAGCGCGTCTGTGCAGCTCTTGGACTCAATCCTTTGGTCCTTCAACTTGGTTCCGGCCTCGAGCGCGCAACATACAGCAACCTCGAGCAAGCGACCAGGAGTGCGTGGACTGATGGAATGATTCCGCTGATGCGCCAGATGTCAGAAGCGCTCACCATCGCACTGCTTCCAGACTACATCGAGACACAGCCAGGCGACTACTTGGAGTTCGATGTGTCGAATGTTCCGGCCTTACAGGCTGACCTCAATGAGGACGCAGAGAGAGC